AGGGGCTCAAACCCTACAGAACACTGTGTCGAAAGACTCGTCTCAGGGACGAGGTTGATTTTCTCAACTCATCTTTCCGCGACGAAATGGCCCCCGGGGGCTTGCTCGCAGCCGTTCTTGGAAACGTCAACGAACGATTGTCGCTTGAAGAACCTATGTTCGGTCTGGATCGGGAATTCCCTCACCAGATCTTACAACTTTGCGTCGAAGAAGCCGTTGCATGCGGTTATGTCCCAGGACCCGCGATTGAGGGCCCAAGGGATTTCTTCGTTCAGCGTCCCATCCCGACGGAAGTCATCTTTCAACCGGAGGGTGGGAATAAGGTACGCGCTCTCTCGGAGAGCCCGGCTGTTGTTGCAGTATTACTGCAGCCGTTTGCACATTGGCTAGCATTGCTAGTAGGCAAGTACCCTACTTTAAGGTCGGCGTTTTCCCGCTCCTATAAAGGGTGGGATCTCGCTGTCCGTGTTATGAGGAGCACAGACAATTTCATTGAACCCAATTCTGGATTCTCTGTTATAGACCTTGTGGGATCGACGAATGGTTTTGATTGGAACCTGTGTCGCCGTGTCCTCTCTCGTATCGTTCACAGATTTTCTGCTAATCGATACGAGACCTTCTACTTTACGATGGCCATCAATCTGCTATTAGCACCTAGATTGATGAAAGTAAGAAGGGACCACCAGTCCGCTGAGCATCGGGTCATTTTGACCGAGCGAGGCGTCCATATGGGTGATCCTGGTTCGAAAGAATTGCTCTGTACGATCCAGGCCCTTATGGAGCTGATGGTTTATTCCGATGTGCCTAGGTTGCCACCTTCGCTTATAGCAGGCGACGATCACGGTGCAATCCGCACTATTGATCGACATCGAAGACTCATTGCCACTCACATAGAGTTTGGCAATGAGATACAGGAGACGAAAGCTCAGTTTAGCCGAGTCTTTGTTACCTTTTGCGAGGAGTTGTTGGTCTACATCGACCAAGCCATAAACCGAGGAGTACCTCCATGGTCGCTGGCTGATGAAGAGGATCACCTCAACATCCATCGTGACATTGTCAAGATGCGACTCCTAGCACCCTTTTGTAGCACGGGGGAGTTTGAAATCTCAAATAACCCCGCACTAGGAAAGGGCTCCGCGCTTTATGAACAATTACTAGTTCATAAGAATGAGGAACGGAAGAATTTCCTTCTACATACCTTTAATAATTGGATGTCATCATTCTTACGCGAGGACCCGCTGGTTTATTTACCGCGGGCGGTCGGGGGTTTGAATGTACCCTGGCCGCACAGCTTCGATAAATTAGCGGACTACGTGATCGACAATGTCGATCCGGTTATTAGTATGATATATTGGACATTGTCCAATAAGGATGATCCACCCTTGCTATATCATGTCCTAACACGGCGTATGTCCACAGGGGCATCCGCCAGGGGAATCATTGATCCAATGACACCCTTTGCGACTGTACAATACGCCCAGATCGCAG